AGGTATTATTATCTTAATATATATATTTTATTTTTTCTTCGTCTTATTAATATTATATATATGCTGTAAATAAGTAAAAAATACGGCTAAGTTATTGATTAATAATAGGTGATTAGGATTTACAGTTGAAACCAATTCCTGTAAAACTCCTGTAAATTCTTACCATAACTCGATTAAAACCAGTTACTTATGAGCTTAGCGCTGTAAATAAATTATCAAGAACGGCGTTTTGCCGGATTATCCCTCCCAGGGAGCGGCGAACGGCGCCGGCCCGCAACGTACAGACGACGTAGGAGCAACGAACCATGGGCAGCGCACTCGGCAGCGGCGGTATGAAGTCGAAGGTGGACAACCCCTCAAAGGTCGGCGGCTCCGCGCCGCAGAACACCGCGGTGGGCTCGGGCTCCCGCCCCGGCAACTCGAAGATGCCGATCGATACGTCGCAGCCCGAAGATGCCCGCTCGCTGGGCGGCCGCGACGAGACACCGAACAAGCCACTGTGAGCCTTTGTTGAACTGGTACGATCATCGTGGCCAGAAAGGCCGTGAAGAGCACGCGTAAGCCTGAGAAGCGCGTAGCCAGCAAGTACCGCCCAGGACCGCCGCGGGACGTAGACCCGCGCGGTCGGCCTACGGTCTACACGCCCGAGGTCGCTGATGCGATCCTGCTGCGCCTCCGCATGGGTGAGACGCTGCTCGACATCTGTGAGACGGAGGGCATGCCGTGTCGTGGCACGATCCACATCTGGGTGAAGGACGACCACGAGGGCTTCGCGGCGCGGTTCTACCGTGATCGCGACATCGGGCTTGACGCGCGGGCCGACGAGCTACTGCGGATCAGCCAGTGGCCCCGCGAGGGAACGGTCGAGACCACGACCGTCGTCGATTCCGATGAGAACGGCCGTACCGTGACATCACGCGTGCAGAAGGTGGATGCGGTGGATCGCTCGCGGCTCTACGCGGACAACCTGAAGTGGTACCTCTCAAAGCTCGCGGCGCGGCGCTACGGTGACAAGCTCCAGCTCGCGGGCGACGGCGGTGGGCCGATCCAGGTCAGCGTGGTGAAGTATGGGGAGGACGACGAGTGACGCAGATTGTCCTCCCCCACCGGTACACACCGCGCACCTACCAGCTTTCCGTGCTGCGCGCGATGGACCGCGGCGCGCGGCGCGCGGTCTGCGTCTGGCATCGGCGCGCAGGCAAGGAAAAGACCTTCGTCAACTTCATGGCGAAGCGCACCGCCGAGCGGATCGGGTCATACTTCTACCTGTTCCCTACGTATAAGCAGGCGAAGAAGGCCATTTGGGACGGGATGGACAAGGACGGATTCAAGTTCCTCGACCACTTCCCTGCGCCGTACGTGGCGTCACGCAACGAGACGGAACTCAAGCTGACGTTGGTCAACGGATCGATCTTCCAGCTCATCGGGTCGGACAACATCGACGCGGTGATGTCGACCAACCCCGTCGGCGTGGTGCTGGCGGAGTACGCGCTCCAGGACCCGCGTGCGTGGGATTACCTGCGGCCGATCCTGAAGGAGAACGGCGGTTGGGCGATCTTCGACTACACGCCGCGTGGGAAGAATCACGGCTGGACGATGTACGAGCTGGCACGCGGCCTGATGGCTAACGGCGACCCGGACTGGTTCTGTGAACGGCTGACGATCGACGACACCGGCGTGCTCACCGCGGCGGACATCGAGCAGGAACGCCGTGAGGGCATGTCGGACGACATGATTCAACAGGAGTACTATTGCTCATTCGAGGGCGTGCAGCAGGGCGCCGTGCTCGGTAAGCAGCTCGACGAGGCGGAACGCGAGGGGCGCATCTGCGCCGTGCCGTGGCAGCCCCAGGCGCCGGTCGACACGTTCTGGGACATCGGGACGTCGGACGTGACGTCTATCTGGTTCAAGCAGACCGTCGGCCGCGAGGTGCATGTCATTGATTACCTCGAGGAGGCGGGCAAGGGCTGTGAGCACTTCTGCGGCGAGCTGCGGAAGCGGCCGTACCATTACGGTCGGCACGTCGGGCCGCACGACATCGCCAACCGCAGCTTCGCAGCGAATGGCATGTCGTCGCTCGAGGTCGCGGCGGGGTTTGGTATCCGTTTCGAGGTCTGCCCGAAGATCAGCAAGTCGGACGGCGTCAAGGCGGCGCGCGCGTACATGCAGCGTTGTTACTTCGACCGTGAGAAGACCGCGCGTGGCCGCGATGCGCTGGCGTCGTACCACTACGCCTATGACGAGAAGCGGAAGATGTTCAGTGAAGAGCCGTACCACGACTGGTCGTCGAACGGCGCCGACGCATTTCGCTACATGGCGGTGGGCGACAAGGCAGGCGGCCCGGCAAATCGTCGCCAGGCCGAGCGTGAGGCACCGGCTGTCGTCTCATCTCGATCCTACGCCGGCCCGGGTGCCGGATGGCTGGGCGCGTGATGGAATTCTACATGCCATGGGCGCCGCTGCTGAGGTTCGATGCGGTGCTGGCATCGGGCCACGATCTGTTGCAGATATACGGTGGTGCGCTGGTGGCGGCGAACGATGGCTAAGTACACATATACAGAGTACCAGGCGTACTCGCCGCTACATGACGATGTGGTGTGCCGCGTGTCGATTGGCGACGGGCGGAACGGTGAGCACTTCGCGCTGATTCCGCTGCGGCCGCGGTCGCACCGCCGCGATCGGCGCCAGGCGCTCGACGAGCTGGTCGACGCGATCGAGGCCGGTGACCCGCCGGGCGAGGTCACGGTGCTGCTGGATGACGGACTACGGAGAGATGCGCGATGAGGAAATGGCTGTGGGGATTGTTCGCGGCGCTGCCGCTGGCGGTGTCAGCGCAGGTGACGTGGCTCAACGCTAACCAGTTGTCGCCGCCCGCTGGCTCGCCGTACGCGCAGGTCTATCTGACTAACACGCAAACCGTGTCGAACACTACGCTGACCAAGGTGGCGTTTGACACGTTGTCGACCGACCCGAATGGTTGGTGCGACGTCACCACCAACCACCGCTGTACTCCCAAGGTCGCGGGGAAGTACCTCGTTGGCGTACAGCTCAGCATGCAGGGCGCGCTTGCCGGCACGGCGCGCGTCGACGCTTACATCTACAAGAACGGTGCATCGGTCGCCGCCGCGACGAACTTACAGTACGCCCAGGGGAATTACTACCCGCAGGCGGTGAGCTACGTCGTCAGCCTCAACGGCACGACGGACTACGTTGAGGCGTGGTGCTACTTCAACACGACTGGCACGGACACCGTGCAGGGCGGTGCGACCGTGACCTACATGTACATGACATGGCTGGGACCTTGAGGAGATTATCGATGAAGAACGTACTGCTTTGTATCGCCGCCGCGCTTTGCCTCGCGCTCGGCTGCGCTGCACCCGCCGAGGCGGCGGTCTACCAACTTTGCAACAACGTTACGGCTACCCAGACCGGCGCGGCAATCTATGTGCAACCGTATTACGACGCCGGCCAAGGTACGGTACAGACGCAGGCATTCCAGATACAGGTGACCTGCGCCGGCACATGCAGCGCGACGGCCCAAGTGGTGGCCTCGAACGACCTCATCGACTGGCTCAATGGCACCGGGCCGGCGTCGACGGTCATTGCCGTCAATTACGGCAACACGTTCACCGCGACCGGTACCAACTCCGGCACGGCCGGCGCGCTGGGCTCCATGCCCTTCGCGCTGTTCGGGATGTACGTGACCGCCGTCAGCGGCACGAACGCCAAGGTCAACTGTACGATGTCCGCCTAGTAGGAGGCGCCTACCATGAGTATGGAACTGAAACACCTGAAGCGCGACCCCGCCGACAAGGGGAAGTCTCTCAACATGCCGGAGCGCGACGAGGGCTATCCCGTCCTGGTGCTCGACGAAGCGTCCGTGAAGAAGCTCGGCCTGGAGGACGCCGAGCCGGGCCACGAGCACTCCGTGATGGCGAAGGCGCGCGTCAAGCACGTCTCGAAGTCCAAGGACAAGAACGGCCACGGGCACCACACGGTGCACATGGAGGTCACGCACATGGGCCACGAGCGACGCGGCAAGGGCGGCGCTAAGAAGAAGCTCGGTGAGATGGCCATGGAGGAATACGCCGCCGCCCGCGACCCGAAGTCGAAGCACCGCCAGATGGAGTGACACCCCGTGCCCAACGCGCTCAACCAGACCGAAGACGGCAAGCTCGGCCTCCCCAGCGTGGGGCCCGGGATGAACCGCCTCGGCCCGAACGCAACGGGCGGCGGGCCGAAGGAGCGAGCGCCGAAAAAGAAGAAGGAGAAGCCGAACATGATGCCGCCGGTGGGTTCGTCGAAGGACGTGCCACCGGTATCTGCCTCGGCCGACCCAAAGGACAACCGTTCGCCGGACGACGTGCGCAAGGCGCAGGTACTAGAACGTGCCCGCAAGCGCATGGATCGCGCCATCGAGGTCGAGGCGGACAACCGCAAGCAGGCGGTAGAGTGCCTGAAGTTTTTCAACTCCGACCAGTGGCCGGCGGACGTGGTGGCACAGCGCAACTTCGACAAGCGGCCGTGCCTGACCATCAACAAGCTGCCGACGTTCGTACGGCAGGTGACCAACGAGCAGCGCCAGAACCGCCCGGCGATCAACGTTTCCCCTGTCGGTGATCGCGGCGACGTAGAGGGCGCGAAACTATACCGCGGGATGATCCGGGCCATCGAGCGCCGTTCGCAGGCCGACGTGGCGTACGACAACGCCTTTGAGCAGGCGGTCATTGCTGGCTGGGGTTACTGGCGCGTGGTGAAGCGCTATGTGTCTGACAACTCGTTTGACCAGGAACTGGCGATTGAGCTGGTGGACAATCAGTTCACGGTGTACACCGACCCGAACTCGAAGATGCCGACGACGGTGGACAAGGAGTGGTGTTTCGTCACGGACATGATGCCGCGCGAGGAGTTCAAGGAGAAGCACCCACGCGCTGACCAGATGCCGTTTCAACCCGCCGGTCTGGGCGAGGCGTTCAAAAACTGGTTGGACAAGGACAACATCCGCGTGGCGGAGTATTACGAGTTCGTGGACGAGGCCCGCACGCTGTTGCGGCTATCCACCGGCGCCACGCTGTGGGAAGATGAGGTGTCCGATGAGGTGTGGGATGCTATCGACGCTGGCCGCGTTGAGATCGATCGCGAACGACGCTCGAAGAAGCGCGTGTTGAAGGTCTACAAGCTGACCGCCGTAGACATCCTCGAGGAGTCGGAGTGGGAGGGATCGATCATCCCGGTGATTCGCGATGTGGGCAACGTAGTCAATGTCGAAGGTAAGAAGAAGGTCTTTGGTTTGGTGCGCGATGCCAAAGACCCGCAGCGCATGTTCAACTACTGGCGCACCGCCGCCACCGAGTTCCTCGCGCTCGCGCCCAAGGCGCCGTTCGTAGTCGAGGAGGGCCAGATCGAGGGCTACGAGGACCAGTGGAAACAGGCCAATGTCAAGTCGTACCCGTACTTGATGTACCGGGGCGTGAACGTTAACGGTACGCCCGCGCCGCCGCCGCAGCGCCAGCCGATGCCCCAGGCACCGACGGGCCTGATGGCCGCCGCGCAGGACGCCGCGCAGGACTTCATGGCGGTGTCGGGCATCCGCTTCGACGCCACGATGCAGGAGCGTATTTCTGATGAGTCGGGGCGCGCGCTGCGCGAGATACGGCACGTAACCAACCTCTCGACGTTCCACTACCTGGACAACCATTGCCTGGCGCTGAAGGACACCGGGGACATTCTCATCGAGATGATTCCGAAAGTCTACGACACGCGGCGTGCCATGACGATCCTGCGCGAGGACGACTCCGAGGAAGAGGTGATGATCGAGCCGGGTGCCATCCGCCCGATGACCGAGGCACGGCACCCGGTGAGTGGCAAGGTGCGTCGTCTGTTCAACCCGGCCATCGGTAAGTACGGCGTGACGGTGACCATCGGTCCGAGCTACGCCACCAAGCGCATCGAGGCGGCGCAGTCGATGATGGACTTTGCTCGCGCCATGCCGGCCACCGCCGGTTTGATCGCAGACCTCGTGGCGAAAAACCAAGACTGGCCCGGCGGCGAAGAGATGGCGGCCCGTCTGGCGAAGGTCGTGGCGATGCAGCACCCGGGCATCCTCCAGCCCGATATGCGTGATGTGCCGCCACAGGTACAGGCGATGCTCACGCAGCTCGACACCAACGTCAAGCAGCTCACGGCGGAACGGCAGCAGCTGATGCAGGCGCTGACCAACCAGCAGGCCGATCGCGCGCAGAGGCAGGACAAGATTGACAAGGACTTCGAGGCGAAGCTCATGGGCATCGTGCAGAAGGCCGAGTCCACCTACCAGACGCACGTCGGCGCCGAGCTGCGCGGTCTGGCTGAGAACGTCCGCACGCTGATGGACTTGCTTGGCCGGCAAGGCGCGAAGGACGCGCTTGGACAGGCTGCCACGTTACCAGGAGGTCAGTCGTGAGGCGCCGCCCGCTAGATCATACTGCGCTCGAGGCCGCTTGGCGCCTCGCGTTGGGCTACGGCGCCGCGACGCTCACCGCCGCGCGGCTGTCGGCCTCGGACGGCTTTACCGTCGAGCTGCGCCTCGGCGTACGCGCCCTGACGATCCTGGTGCCAGCGGCAGCCTTCTATCGCTCCACTGCGTGGTTCCGCGAGACTTACCTCGACCCCGCTGCCGCCATGTTCTACGCGGCCGGCGTGCCGGACACATCACTGCGCACGAAGCGCGAGACACAGGGTGAATCCGCGCTACGCCGCGCCGTGGCCAAATTTACCAGGCCTGCCCCGAGCCATACCACCACCGGCAACGTGCCGGGAACCTGAAGACGGAGAAACTGAGATGCCTGATCCCACTGCATTGACCATGTCCAACACCTCCGGCAAGACCGGCCCGGCTCTGTCCGCCACGTCGGACATGCCGACCGCTGCTCCACCGCCCGCCGAGAATGCCCCTGTGGCCGCCAAGGAGGGCCAAGGCGGCGACGCACCGTCGTCGGTCGACGCGCGTAACACCGAAACCGGTGGCGAGAGTGGCGGACATCTCCGAGAGTCCGGCGAGAAGATGACGGACGATGATGCACGGGAGGGGGCCAAGTCGCCTGACGCCGATTCGGGCGACGAACAGCCCGCCGCCAAGCGCGATGAAACGCCGTCCTGGATGAAGGCCGAGCTGGGCAAGGAACGTGAGCGTCGCCGCCGCGCCGAGTCGGAGCGCGACACGGCCAACCAGCAGCTCGACCGCGCGCTCAAGCTCGCCGAGCAGGCGGGTGGTGCACGGGAGCAGCTCGCAGACAAGATCGCCAAGGAGGACGCCGCCGATCCGCGTCCGGCGCGGCATGGTTACGACGATCTGGATAAGTACGAGGTGGCACTGACCGAGTGGTCGGCACGCAAAGCCTCGCGCTTGACGCGGCTCGAGCTTCAGCGCGAGGCCGCCGAGACGAAGACCCGCGAGGACGCCGACCGCCAGCGTCAGGTGGCCGATGCTGAGATGCGCGAGGTCGCGGAGAACTACGGCAAACAGCGCGAGGCCGCGCTGGAGAAGTATGCGGACTTTGAGGAGGTCACCACCGCCGAGACGCTGTCCATCTCGCAGGTGATGGCCGACGCAATCATGCGCACCGAAAACGGCGCGGAGATCGCGTACTACCTCGGCAAGAATCCCGAGGAGGCGAAGAAGATCGCCTCGCTCAAGACGGTACAGGGACAATATACTGCCATCGGCAGGCTCGAGGAGAGGCTCCTCGCTAAACCGCCCCAAGTGACCAAGACCAAGCCCATCGTTTCGCCCGTCGGGGGTCGCGAGCGCGCCGCGCCTAAGACCGCCGACGAGGAATCGATGGATGAGTACGCCGCCCGACGCGAGCCTGAACTCCGTCGAGGGGCGCGACACTAAACACGCGCCGCGCAGGCGGCAACAAGGAGAAACATGTCAACCCAGTCGCTGCTCACTCCGAGCATCATCACCAAGGAGACCCTGGTGATCTTGCAGAACAACCTCGTGGCCGCGGGCAAGGTACATCGCGGCTTCGAGAATCAGTTCGTCAAGATCGGTTCCACCCTCACCATCCGCAAGCCGAACCGCTTCCTGGTGTCGTCTGGCCCGGCGCTGTCGATCCAGAACATCACCGAGCCGTCGACCTCGATCACCATCAGCAACCAGAAGCACGTGGACTTCCAGTTCACGAGCCAGGACCTGACGTTGACCGTCGAGGAATACTCGGAACGGTATTGTAAGCCCGCCGCCGAGACGCTGGCCAACCAGCTGGACTACGACGTGCTGACCAATTTCAACCAGGTCTACAACGAGGTCGGTACGCCGGGCACGCTGCCCAACAGCTTCGCCTCGTCGGTAGCGTTGGTCGGTCGCCGCATGGACGAGGGTGCGGTGCCGCAGACCGGTCGCGTGCTGGTGCTCAACGCGGCGGCGTACTGGTCGATCGCTACTGCGCTGATCTCGCTGTACGTCAAGTCGGTGGCGGAGCCGGCGCTGAAGGGTTACCTGGCCACCATCGACAACTTCGAGATCTACGAGGACCAGAACATCCAGGCGCAGACCGTCGGCGCGTACGGCGGTACGCCAGTGGTGAATGGCGCGGGCCAGACGGGCTCGATCCTGGTGACCAACGGCTGGACGGCCGGTGTGACGGGGCTGCTCAACCTGGGCGACGTGTTCACCCTCGCCGGGGTGTACTCGGTCAACCCGCAAAACCGGCAGTCGACGGGCGTGTTGCAGAACTTCGTCGTAACCGCCACGACCAACAGCGACTCGGGCGGCAACGCGTCGATCGGCATCTACCCGGCGATTACCACGTCGGGTCCGTACCAGACGGTATCCGCCTCGCCGGCCAACCTGGCGACGATCACGGTGCTGGGTTCGGCGTCGACGATGTATGCGCAGAACATCGCCTTCGTGAAGGACACCTTCGGTCTGGTCACCGTGCCCATGGAACTACCGCAGGGCGTCGACTTCGCCGCGCGCGAGATGTACAAGGGCGTGTCCATGCGCATCATCCGGGCGTACGACATCAACAACGACGTGTTCCCGGCGCGTATCGACCTGCTGTACGGCACGGCCACCTACTACCCCGAACTCGGGGTGCGGCTCACCAACTGAGGAAGGATGACACGACGTGGCGAAGAAGCGCAGAAAACAGAAGCCGAAGGCGTGGCACCAGCCGCACGAGCCGATCCCGGCAGAGATCGAGGCGCGGCTGACCAAGCCGAAGACGGTGTCTGGCCTGTACCAGGTGCAGGTGCTGACCGTCGACGGCAATCGGCTGGTGCGGCCGTTTCCCAAGGTCATCCAGGCCGTGGCCGAAGAACTCTGCGCCGCCATCAAGATCCAGATTGCCGCCGGCAAGGAGCGACTCTGGAAGGAGCCCCACGTCGTGCCCGTTTCCCTCGAGCAGGAACCACAGATCATCGTTTAAGGAGAAGGTATCATGGCAGGACCAGCAACCAACGCGGTATCCAGCGCTGTCCGGCAGCTCTCGGATGGCAATCCCAATGGCACGGTGCTCGGGCAGGTCACCAACTCGGCGGGCCTCCCGGACAAGGTGGCGATGTACGGCAGCACGCCCGTGACGCAGCCCTCCGGCCCCGGTCAGGCGGCACTCGTTCGCGGGCAGGCGTGCGGCATGATCGGTACCTTCGCCATCTCGGCGTCGCCGTCGTCCGTCGCGCCCAATACCAGCGCGGAGCAGGGCCTCACCCCGATGGGCGCCACGGCGACGTTCCGCGTGGCGTCGGGTGACCTGATCTACGTCAACAAGCCGACCAGTCAGGCCGGCCTCGGCGTGGGCAATGTGCGCGTGTCGGCGGCCGGCGTGGTGGGTGTGACGTTCTCGAACTACACCGCTGCGACGATCACCCCCGCCGCGACGCAGGTTTACGGCGTCATCGCCGTGCGTGGTTTCAACGCCATCAGCGCGACGCTGACCCCGGCGGCGGTACAGCCGAACTCTATCACGGAGCAGCAGTTCACCGTGGCGGGCGTGCGTGCCGGCACGCTGTCCATGGCGCAGGTGAACAAGCCGACCTCGCAGGCGGGCCTGGACATCGTCGGCTGCCGCATCGTGGCGAACAACCTGCTCGGCATCACGTTCGCCAACATGACGGCTGCGACCGTGACCCCTACGGCGGGCGAGTCGTACACGGTGTTCG